GGCGCGAGCTTCTGGATCTCGGATGTGATCGCCAAAGAGGTGGGCGGCTGCGTCATGACAGATCAAACACTTGCTTAAAGGTTGCGCGCACCGTCTCGACGTTGGGCTCGTCCAAGGATCGGCTCCATTCCTCGCACGTGAACTTGCCAGAGGTTCCGGTCGGTGATACCCAGTCAAAGGCCTGGACGGCACCACGGGCACGCAAGAAGTTATCGATGGCGGCCGCGTCCAGGCTCGTCCGACCGCGAAACTCCAGCGTCCACACCTCGGGCTTTGTATTGAGTCCAAAGGCCAGCCGCTGCTCGTAGCCGTCGCCAAACGCCACGCGGCGCACATTGGGACGCAAGGCGACGCTGGCACCGACCGACGGTGTCCAAGTGAAGGTTGCCATTTACAAGGCCCTTCGCGCATCCAACAGGCCACCCGCACGCTTTTGCGCGAGCATCTCTTGGCGTACCGCGCTGGCGATCGCTTTGCCAAGGTCGCGGCCACCTGCGTCATCGCCGCTGGCAGCGGCTCCGGCGTCCGACACGCTCACCGAGATGTTGAACACGTCACCACCGCCGCCGCCAGACATCGTGACCGGGATGCTGCGGCCATCCGGCAAGGGCACATAGGCCTCATTCATTCGGCCCTCGCCAAACAGCGCCAGTTGCGGTCCGGTAGCGATGCCTCCGTTGGCGTACTGGTTGAGGGCAAGCGGTCCCATGTTGCTCATGATTCCGCCGTTGGCTGCCGTCATCGTGATGGGCACCACCTGAGAGGCGGGAGCACCGACCGTCGCGCCTCCAGTGCCGCCAAATGCGGAACCGATGAGCGAGCCGAGCCAGCCGGCCAATGGCCGCGTGATGCTTTGCTGAATCTGAATGCGGATCATGTCCGAAATGATGGAATTGGCCAGGGAGCGAAAGTCCAGCTTGCCGGTCATGACAAAACTCGTGATCGCATCAGTCATGCCGTTGAACGCCCGGGTCGTCGCCGACTCCATTTGCTTGCCCACTTGCTCGGCTTCCTCGGCCACAGTGCGCAAGGCCTTGGCAAAGCCCGCCTCAGGGTCGGACAGTTCCTTGGCGCGCTGCGTCAGAAGCGACGCGCCGTCTGCCGCTTGTCGCGCGGAGTCCTCAATCTTTCGCAAAGCGTCGGCGAGCTTCTCGTTGCCAGGCGCTGCCTCAGCCAATTCACGTGCCTGTCGAGCAAGCGCTGACAATTGAAGACCACTTTCTTGGCGTGCCGTTGCCAGTTGCTGCAATGATTTCAGTTCACTGATCGCGCCCGTTTCACGCAAAGTTTTGATTTGCTCTTCAACCGCACGAAGCTCCCCAAGCCCTCGGGCTGCTTGCTCTTGAAGATCCTTCATCGACTCGCCAGGCAACCGAATCTGGCGCTCCAAATTCGACTGTTGAGCGTCACGCTCTAGTCTTTGCCGTTTTAAAGTGATTTCAGCCAGACGATCCTGAAGCTTAAGTTTGTCTTGGGTGGTCTTAGCGACTGTCTCTAGGCCTCTGCGCAAGATCGTCTCTTCATCTGCAGACAGTGCACGAAGCTTTTCCGTGAAGTCCTCTTGCGCAGCCAAGCGCGCCTCACTTGCATCTTTAAAGCTCAGGTAGCCCTGACTTTCGTAGAGGTCGATGATTCTTTGCCTGTCCTTGAGGATGGCACTTTCGACATCCACCTGCCCCTGAAGACGCTTAATCTCGCTGTCTATTCCGGCCATTGCATTGGCCGAAACAGCGCCAGTCGCAGTGCTGTAATTCAACTGCTTTCTGGGAGCGGCTGCCTGAGTGGCTGCGTTGGAAGCCTCCGTACCCTTGCGGATCTCGTCAAATCGTTTAGTTACCGCATCCGCCAAAAGCGGCATATCCCAGAGCTCAACGTAGTTCTGGTTGGACTGCGCCACGATGGCATTTCGCTTTTCAAGCGCGGCCTGCAAGCGAGAACGGTTTTCATCTGAAAAAGGATTAAGCCCTTTACCCCCCGCCAAGAATGTTCCCGCCAATTCAATATCGGCCCAAACAGCAGAAAAGCTGCCGATGACCGATTTGATTGTGTGGCCAATACCTCGAAGTGCATCTATAACGACGGCAATCGCATAGGCCGTTTTCTCTGCCCAATTTGTCAGAGTACCCTCAGCCCGCATCCTCTGAATACCGTCAACTGCATTGTCCGTTCCCAGCAAAAGTCGCTTGAGTTCTTGCGTCAAAACGGACATCGATGGGATAGCCGTGGTCACTAAAGTCTGAGCGACAAAATTCGACTCTGCTCGCATGCGACCCATTGCTTTTGAGGCGTTGTCTGCTTCCTCAATTTGCTTAGCCGTTAAGCGAATATTTAGGTCTTGGTTTTCAGCCAAATCTTTAAGGAACGGGAGCATGGTGGCCCCCGACTTTCCAAAGAGTTCCATTGCAATAGCGGTTTTTCCAGCACCGTCCTCAAACTCCGCCAATTTGAGCGCGACATCATTCATGACCTCTGCAGGATCACGCAAAGTTCCACTGGCTTCTTTTGCGCGAATACCTAAAAACTGCAGCGCCTTCGTTGCCCCAGCAGTCTCATCATCAACACCTGCCAAGCCTTTGGAGAGTTTGGCGAGATTGCCGCCAATTGCCTCCATAGCCGTGCCTGAAATAGTGGCCACGGGTGCAAAGCCTGAAAGGGCCGCAGCACTTGCGCCTGTCTGCTCTGAAAGACCCTGAAGAGCCGCAGCGGCCTCGATGGTCTGACTGACAAAGTCTCTCAAGGCGGCAACAGAAGTCGCACCTATCGCTACCGCAAAGGTTGTCCTGGCAATGGATGAGACCTGCTGCAGCGAGGTCTTCATGTCATTGGCATGTCGATCTAAAAGTCGCGCCGTCCTTCCTAGATCGGCACGAAACTCAGAGGTTTCCGCCGAAAGCTTTACGACAAGTGAGCCAAGATCAGCCATGCTTTTTGACCCTGTGTGCAAACATTGACTTAAGACGAGCGACGTTCAATCGGGCCTCATCAATTGGCTCGGGTCGGTCGATAAATGGCATGAAATCTTCTGGCGTAAAAGGACGTGCGTGCTTGGTACGGTTGGCATTGGCAAAAGTTGACGCAATCACACCACTTCTCAAATCAGCCCGCATGTCGCCAAAGGGTTCCAGTTGATAAAAGGCCATCCACTCGGTGATCTCGTCTGATCCGATCCGCTGCAATAGCTCACGAACCGGCATGCCCAGCGCAAGCGCCAAGCGAAAAGCGAAGCGACGAGTGGGATTGGCCTTTAGTCCTTTTTTGCTGATTCAGCCTGCTCGATACCGATACCGTTTAGACGCTGAGCAACAGCGAAAACCCTGTCTAGTGCTCGAGCACTTTTTCGGCCAAGCGCAACAATTTCACTATCTTCAAAAAGACGGCTGCCCGTCGCATCGCAAAGGGTGAGCGCGACAAGTCTGGCTCGAACGTTTTCCATACGACCATCCTTTGCACCATCGCGAGCAATAAGGCTGCTCTCAAAGGCATCGCGGTCCGTACCGCTCATGGTGCGGACGTAGACGTCTCCACCCCACTCAGGTACGAGGACTGTTTCGCGCGGCAGATCATCGGCTGCAAGGATGGCTTCTTTGGTCAAAATATTCATAGTCTTTATGCCTCCGTGATGTCGCCATCGATTTCGATCGTGACGCTGGCTTCAACTACAGCATCCACACCACCTTGAACACTGAACTGTGTAACGTAGCCGTAGAAAGTCCATGTCGCAGCGGGTGTGGTGTCGGTGAAGGTGATCTTGAACTGGCGGCGCACGCGATTGGCTCTATCTGTACGAAGGCCCTGATGGACCGTGTCGTCAGGATTGAAGTGCAGGCTCAGTGAGAGTTGACCTTCATCGCGAAGACCGACTCTCTTCTCTTTGGCTGTTGAAGCAAGATTGGTGACGTCAATAACTGAAGCTTGACCCCCAGGCCCCTGAAAGGAAACTACGTTGGGGATGGTTTCAAACGTTGTGGTTCCAAACCGGGCAATGGTGATGCCCTGCGCGGTGATGGCAGTACTAGGCATAAAAGGCCTCCATAAAAAAATGAAAAGACAACCTGACCACCGTTACCGGTAGTAGGTGAAGTCCACGGATATCCGGTAAGTACCGGCTTCATCGTCGAAATCGGTAAGGCCCATGCGTACATCGGCCACCGTTTTGATACTGGCTAGCAATGCCGCAAGGACCTGCTCTTGCAGTTGTTCGCAAGCGACCAGCGTTAGTGCGTACGCATCGACTTGCACTCGCGAGCGCCGCAGCTGGTTTGGTCCGTCAAGCGACGCAACGTTTGACTGATCAATAGGGGTGTAAACAAGCGTCGGATACTGAGCACCCGCAGGTGCAACGATGGCGTACACCTGCCCAGCGGCCAGATGTTTGATCGCGTCATAGAAGTCCTGCATCGTTATCGACCATTCAAGGCTCGCGCTTCTATCTCGATGCGCTGGGTCAGTCGCTGCTTAATGGCATCAACGGCTTGGCGGCGGCGAGATTCCAGTGCCGGACGCAGAAATGGACGAGCCGCCATCTTGCGAGTACCGAATTCAACAAAGCGCCAATACCAAGCATCTTGCGATAGGTTCCCTCGCTTGCCCTGATTGCGGTACTTTTTACCGTGGCGCACCAAAACATAAAAGGTCTGGCGACCCCCACCAGATAGCTCGCGAACGTGCTTCATGATCACCGAACGCTTGAGCGTTCCGGGTGGTGGTTGCTTAGAGCCAAGCGACTGCGCAGCTTTTGGAGCCTGAGCACGCGCCTCATCACGTATGACCTTTGCTCCTGCGTAAACCGATGCCCTGAGCCCTCGATTAGCAACACGGTCAGGCAGTTCACGAAGTGCACGATCAAGTTGTGCCAGTCCTTCAATGCGAACTGTTTCAACTTTAGCCATTGCGCGCCCCTTCACTTGCCAAAAGCATGACCGAGACATTGGCCTCGTCTTCATTAAGGGCAGCATGGATTGAAAAAATACGATCTCGAAACAGAACTCGCATTTGTGAAACGCTTTTGGGGTCGTTGAACTCGGATCTGTAACGCACAGTAATTTGATGACTCACCACCGCAGCTATACGATCTGCAATTCGTGCCTCGCGCCCTGATATCGGTTGGATATCAGCCCAGACAGTCGCTATATCGCTCCAGGTCTGTGTCGGCGCACCCAATGCATCCTTTGCAACAGTGGGCTGCTGAATGCGAACACGCTGGCTCATCTGACCTGCACTGATTAAGCTCATACAACGCTCACGCGGTAACCGTCTAAAAGTCCATCTACAAATGACAATGAGTCGATACGACCGCGCGTTAGCACTGCAATTTCCTCACGATGTCCGTAGAGACTTCCCACTCGCAACTTGATCCAACTCTTGATTCCCTCAGGCACAGAGGAGCCTGCGCCGTATCCTGCGTCAAAGGTGACGATCACAGAGCCAATCTGTGGGAGAGTCGGGGGCCAAGTCTTACCAAATACCGGGGTGAGTCGCGCAGGCTCGCATGCAGCGTCCAAGACGTAATCCCCAGGCGGCATCACCTGAGGGCTGCCATTCATGTCAAGGTACTCGATGCTGACCAATGACTGCACTGGGCATTTGTCAAGAAGGATTGCGTGTCCAGGCAAGCTAAAGGAAGCATTGGATGGAACATGATTGACCAAAGAACCCGGAAAGCCGTCGAGAACAAGCTTCCAGCGGGCAGTCATCAACTGCCTGCCAGTGCGAGTCTCGGCTGCCTGCCGGGCTGCCGTAATCAGCGAGCCGATCAATGCATCATCGTCATCAACATCCACCCGCAGGTGCTGCTTTGCCTCAAGAAGCGTGATCGGCTCCCCGGCTGGAGCTGAAACGAGTTGCAGTGGCATTTAGACAATCTGCACAACAGCCGCCTGGTTGCCTGCATTGGCAGGGATCTCTCGCGGATTGACACCTAGGACTTGAGCAGCGGTTTGGCTGGCAGCCACTCCTACCGTCAGAGACAGGCGAACAAAGCCAAAGCCGTTGACTGTGTCGAGCTCCTCGGGCTTAACGTTGATAAGCGCCTGCTTGTTGTCGCCTGTGGCTTTGATGATCTGGGTGATCGCTTTGCCGGTGATGTCCTTGGCACTGGTGCCAGTGGAATCAACAGCTTGCTGCAACTTCGCATCCACTGTGGCGCTGGTGCCGAGCACTCCGGTCTGAACCAAGGAGAGGAATCCGTGGTGGTTGGCCACAGAAATCCAGCCTGTAGTGACAGTTCCTGCGGCTTGCGCGGCAGGGTCGATGGTGGCGAGAACGGACAGCAGTTCGCTGCCTTTTGCGTTGGGAAACATAGTTTTCTCCTAAGGTTTGGGGCTGCTTAGCGCGCGCCCAGTTGGATGAAGGGCGACATCGTTGCGCTGCCTTTGGCAGGCGTGATCGCTGTAGAAATCTTCGACTGACCATCCATACGGAAGGTGGTTCGAAACGCCGTGAGATCAGCATCGAAGTACAGGTGCATCGATGTGGCGGTCTGCATGCCACCTGCCTTGGTGATGGTCTGGTAGTACTTCAGGTCCACCAGCAAGATGTCCCCTTGGGCCGAGAAGGTGTTGGCGTGCTGAGACACAAACACCGGGCGACCCAGCAGCGTGCCGTAGGGAGAGACCTGCATGCCGCCAACGTTCAATCCGGTAGGCAGGTAGATCGGGTAGTTCCCCAAGGTTAAGGTGAACAATGCTGGCAGCACGTCGTTGTTGACGATCCATACCGCATTGGCCAGGCTGCCCGAGGGAAGTCGCGCAATCATCTTGGCCAGGTTTTGCGGAAGCAGCGTTTGAGTCAACTGCCCAGTCTCCTTGGCCACACTGACCGTAGCGCCAGCATTGAGTGCACCTACCGGTACGCCAGAGCCCGAGCCGAACAGGATGGATTCATTGGTTTTCCAGCGAATGGAGTGTGCAATTTTCTCGGGCAGATAGGTCGACAAGGCATTGGCGTCTTCCAACAACTCATCGGTTGTTGGCACCAGAGCCATCAGCTTTTTGAGCCGCAAAGTAGACAGTCCTAACACGGGCTTGGTGGTCACCGAAGGCGCCGCTTCGCCTTGCCAGTAAGCGCGAATGCCGTTGGTGCCCCAGGGCGTGGTTTCATCCTTAGGAAACGCCATGGTGTTTCCGCTGATCTCCACATTGTCAGTAAGCGGCAGCAATGAGTCCTCGCCCAAAGACAGCTGGAAAATCTCCTTTGAGAACTGTGGCGGTACAAAGAAGCCACCGTCTTGACCGGAGCCTTCACTGCCAAAGGTGGCTGGAGCGGCAGCACCACGACCGCTGCCAATCAGCAGGCGATCGTCTATCGGGTTGCCTGGCTTTTGCGCATGGCAGACGTTTTGCAAAAAGTCACCCAGGCTTTGAAACCCATGTTTGGGGTCGAGTTCGCGGTTATCGCTCACTATGACGCTTGGGAATACCGAACCATTACCAGCACCAGAGTGGTTGCCTACATGCGCCCCCATCTGAACCTCTTCGGAAATCAAGGCCGACTCGCGGTCAATTGCTGCCGAAGCGGTCTCAATTCGACTCTTGAGTCCATTGAACTTGGTTACCTCCTCATCTGAGAGGTCACGGTTTTCTTGGGCGGCGATGTCAGTTAAGGCACGAGCCTCTTTGACAAGATCAGACTTACGAGCTTGAAGCTCGCGCAATTGCTTACTCATTTGGGTTTCTCCAGACGTAAAAAAACCACCTCTTGGGTGGCGGGATTGCAAATATTAAAAAATGCGCAAAGCTAGTCACGCATCAGGTTTGCGACCTACGGGTCGCCTTTCGGACTGGAGGCGCTCAACGGAGCAACTCCTGAGCAGTCCAAATTACAAAATCCCAAGCTCTGAGCGGGCTTGGGCCAATCGGGAGGTTTTGGGCTTGGCAGGTGGACTGGTCTTAGCACTTGACGCCGCGTCTTTATGCATCTTGCTCAAGACCTGATCGAAGCTGGCGATGCCGTCGACCATGTTTTGAGCCAAGGCCGCATCAGCGCCCAAGACCCGGCCCTGGCCCATTCCATCTCGTACCTGAGTGATGGGCACACCACGCCCCTTGGCCACAGCCTTGGTAAATGCGGCGTAATAGTCATCTACGCGGGACTGCATAAATCCTTGCGCTTCTTCGTCCAGTGGTGCATAGGGATTGCCCTCGACCTTGAACTTGCCCGCCGATATGAGCGTCGTCTTAACGCCAGCTTCATCCATGGCTTTGCTGTAGTCCTGGTGCGCCTGCCACACGCCAATTGAGCCGACTTCTCCGCCGGATGTGACGTAGAACTCACTGGCTTGGGAACCGATCCAGTAAGCCGCCGAAGCTGCCAGACTGTTAGCGATGGCCACCACCGGCTTTTGGGCACGAGCACTCAAAATAGCATCACCCAGTTCAGAAACGCCGTAGACGCTGCCGCCAGGGCTATCAATGTCCAGCAATATCTGACTGACCGCGTCGTCGGCAACAGCTTGTCTGAGCATTTGGGTGACGATCTGGGTGCTGACCATGCCAGGGCCGGAGACGTCATCCACCATATTTCCACGCTGTGTGATGACGCCGTAAATCGGGATGACGGCAATGCCGCCACCCGAAATGGCAGCCGAGGTCTGTCTGCGAGTGTCGCGCAGCACACGGTCTGTTTGGACCTGAAACCTGGCGGCGTCGCTGGCAGGCTCACCTTGCGACCACCGGGAAATGACAGTGGCCAGAGCACTTAAACGCTCAGGCATCAAGGCCCAAGGCGTTGCCAAAAATTCAGCGACTAAAAGTTGGTTTTTCATAAATTCTGTCCGAGGGAGATAAGTGATTCGGTAAGCTGTTTTTGATCTAGCGGCTCGTCTATTTGGCTTGCCCAAAGCTGAACCTGGTCTAGCGGTACGGCCAAGGCTTGGGAGATCAACAAGATGTCTTTTTCGGCCAGATGATCTGATCGGCTGATACGGCGAGCAAGTCGCTCAGAGGTCGTTTGAACAAGGGCGCTATATCGCCCACTGAGTCGGGTAACACTCTCATCCTCCGAAGGCTTGATCGCTTTTTTCTCCAGTGGCTTTGCCACTTCTGCTTGTGTATCGATTTCCAAATCCTCCGCCACGTCCTCCTCGACCATATTGAGTGGTCGTAGTGGCTGATCAAGTCCGTCAATGGGATTGAGATTTTCTGCAATGCGTGCTTCGTTTCTGGTGAGCCAGCCGTTCTGAATTCCGCTTTGGTAGTAGCTTGAGCGGCTGGACGCATCGCCGCGCATCAGATTGGCGAAATCAAACTCAATCTCTATATCGTCACTCTCAAGAAGTAACTCAGATTGAATGCTAGCCTCCCAGCGCTCAGCCCAAGGCGTCATGGTGTGCATGACGAACTCCAGACTCTGCTGCTCGATGTTGGAGAAGGTCGCTCTATCAAGATCAGCAATCATGTGCGGTGGCACACGAAAGAGCCGGGCCACGTCGGTGATCTGAAACTTGCGCAGTTCCAGAAACTGGGCGTCTTTGTTTGTGACGCCCACTTCGTGAAACTTCATGCCGTTTTCCAACACCAGGACCTTGCCCCGGTTGGAGCCGGACTGCGCCTGCTGATAAGACTCACGAAACACCTTCTTGGCCTCGGAGTCCTTGAACGAGCCAGGAAATTCAATCCACCCTCCTGTGGGCTTGGCGTCATTGGCAAAGAAACGTGCACCATAGCCTTGGGCTGCTAGTGCAGTACCCAGATTCTCCCGGGCAAGCTCAATCGGGCTTATACCCATCAAGCCGTCCGAGGACAGGCCACGCAAGTGCCAGACCTCCCCTCTTGGCAAGATCACCTCAGTGCCAGAACGATCGCTAATTCGGTAGCGGTATTCACCTGATGGCAACAACTCAATCTTGACCCGGTCCGGGTGGATCGGCATGAGTTCGATGATCTCGCCGCGCGGGTTGGTGATGATCTGGTTAAAGGCGTTACCGCGCAAAGCCAGGTGTCCTTGCAGCATCTCGCGCCACTCAAAAGGATTTTGAAACCGGTTCGGCCGCTTGGCCATTAAGCGGTAAAGCCAGTGGTCCGTGACCCTGTCCTTGCCGCCGTCAGGGCGGCGCTGGTAAACCACCAATGGCAGTGATGCAATTGTTTCGGCCAGTATCCGCACACAGGCATACACAGCAGCTAGGCGCAGCGCGCTATCGGGCGAGACGCGCATGCCACTGCTGGTACGCGCAGACACTGACTCGAATGAAAAGTCACCCCATGGCGAACGATCTCCACCTGAGGCGTTGGAGCTACCAGATCCGCGAAAGCGATCAAAAAAGGTAAACAGTCCCATCAGTTCAGAGCAACATCAACTCGTAGTCGGATCCCAGCACCACCGAGTCTCCCGGTTTGATTGCCCTTGAAAGGGCCATGATCAGTGCCACGATGCCGTCGATCTTGTTTTCTGCTCGCTCCTTGCGTGGGTAAATGTTGTCTTTGGCGTCCAGGTGGGCCACCACGTTGCTGACCATCCAACCCAGAACCGGGTCACCGTCGTGAACCAATTTCTTTTGAAGCACCAGGGCTTCAAGCGCCTTCATCGGTTCTGAGAAATTCAGCACCGTCGGACGCACTTCAATCATGGGCAGCCCCTCACTCAACATTCGGGTCGAGAGTTGCGTCGCCTGAAACGGATCAAACGCGACTGCCTGAACAGCAAAGCGAGAGGACAGATCATTCAGATCCGCTTCGATCCAACTGAAATCAATCACATTGCCCGGCGTCACGGTGAGGCGTCCGGTATGCATCCATCCCGGGTACTGACTGTTGCCGTTGGCATTGACCGTGTCCTCTGGCAGGTAGTACTTGCCGAAGACTACGAATGCGTCAGCAATCTCGGGATGGGCAAACACAATCACCAATGCCGCAATGTCTGTCTTGCTGGCCAAGTCCAGACCCACCCAGCAGGGCTGGCCAACAAAGGACTCGATGTCCAGGTCCTGATCAGCACAGGCGTCCCAGGAGCGCATGTCCATCCATGCAGTGTCAGCGTTGACCCACTCGTTCAAGTGCTTGGTCTTGAAGTTGTTCATTGCACTGGGCAACTGCATGGCCTTGGCCTGCAGCGGTCCCAGGATTTCCGGGCGCACCGAGATACCCCAGTTGGGGTTGGCCTTCATCAGCGAGTCTTCGCTGGTCCAGTCGTCCCCGTCGTCCAGCCCGTAGACGATGCCAAACTGGCTGTCGTCCTCGAACACACCATCGAGTAGTCGAGTTACAAAGGTGCGTACCTCGTAGCAAATGCCTGCGCGATTGCTGCCAGCGGTGGTGATCACCCACAAGAGCGAGTTGTCTCGCTTGCCGGTACCGGTCTCCACAACGTCGTAGACGGTGCGAGTCTTATGGGCGTGCAGTTCATCAATGCAGCCGAAGTGAATGTTCAGGCCGTCGAGCGTAGATCCCTCTGCCGAGAGCGCTTCAAACTTTGAGCCGGTATGCAGCACGTTCATGTTGTGCGCACCAACGTTGACAGAGAACCGGCTGCGAAAGCCCTGTGACCTGCGCGCCATGGTCTGCGCATCACCAAACACAATGCGCGCCTGGTCGCGGGTGGTGGCCAGAGAGTAAACCTCTGCACCACCTTCACCATCGGCGGCCAGCATATACAGCGCAAGCGCAGACGACAGGGTCGACTTAGCGTTGCCACGTGGCACCTCAATGTACGAGCGCCGAAAGCGGCGATTACCGTCAGGCTTGACCCATCCAAATACGGTGGTCAGGATGAACACCTGCCAAGGCTCCAACTTGATCGTTTCGCCTGCCAGCGGCCCCTTGACGTGGGGCAGGCGTTCAATGAACGCGCACAGGTTGTCAGCGGGATGGAATTCCCGCCCGTCCTTGTCGGTGAGCTTTGGGTTGAACTGGTAGGGACTTGCCTTGCCCTTGAACTTTGCCAGATCGTTCAACTGCCGTTGGCATGCCCGCTGGACCCATTTGCAGGTCAGGATGTCACCGGCAACGACTGCCTGCGCATACTTGCGGGCAACGGCGGCGTAGTTGTCTGCTGCCAAAGTCTAGTCTCAGCCTGCTATGTCCGCCCAAGGATCGAGATCGATCTGGGTATCTGTGGGCTGTGTGATACGCGAACGAGAGGCTGGCGTAAATCCCATCTCCACCGCCGCCTTGGTCATGATCTGGGCCTGCTTGTTGGCGATGGCCAGGTACGGCGACTGCATCGGCACACCGGTGTTCGGCGCTTTTATTAGCAGACCCGTCTTGGTGATTCCGATCTGGGCCTTGCGGTACAGGTCAGCGGCGCAGGACCAAACCTCCAGCACCGACATATCAAGCTTGCGCAGCAAATGCTCGGGCGCGCTGTCAATGGCATAGCGCCAGGCCTGCTTGGCTCCGTCCGACATGTACTCGGGCGGCGCAACCAGATCCCCTTGGGGCTGTGGCTCATGCGGGTTGGTCCTGCACTTTTGCAGGGTTCCCCTGAGCTTTTTGATCTCCGTGGGGAGTGGTTTTCTTCCGGCCATCTGGGTTGAGTCGTTGGTAATCGTTAATATGGAGGCTTCAAACCCACCGGAAAACTCCCAGTGCGCAAAGCCGACGTCATCGCTAAATGCCTCGTTCAGTCCGCTCTGGCGGCTGATATGAAAGCTGGGCGTGAGGCGGTACGATCTGCTTTTGACAAGAGCGTGACGGACAAGAGCTTTTCCAAATGGAACAGCGTCGTTGAAGAAAACGTCGCCAACTCCATCATTCGCTCGGTCGGCAAATCCAAAGCGATCAACATCGAAAAGTTCATCGCCGATCTCAACTGATCGGCTCTTAGCCCCGACCGGCGAGGCCCGGCATTAGGCTGCCTTCGGGCAACCCCCCTAGGTTTCAATTTGCACGCGCAAAAATCTTGGCAGGCGCACGCATCTTTGGCCGCCGTCTGTAGAGATTGAGACCCCCCCGGGGGGGGTAGTCAGCGCCGACCTGCGGTCTCACGCGCCGTCTTTCGGTTGTGACATGAGACGCACAGCCCTTGCAGATTGACCCAGTCAAAGCGCTCTCCGCCGTCCTTGAGCGGCCTGATGTGGTCGGCAACCTTGGCAGCCACCACCCGATCCGTCGCCTTGCACGCCACACACAGCGGGTGTTCACGCAGGAATGCAGCACGTACCTCACGCCAGCGCGCGGACTGGTAAAAGCCCAGCTCAGTATCAAAGGCACGCCTGGCACGCCCGTAGTCTCGGTGCACCTTGGGGCGGTGCTGCTCGCAGTAGCCGGGGTTGTCCAGCACCAACGCGCAGGCGGGGTGACGGCATGGTGTAGGGGCACTGCGGGGCATATCGGCTCGGTATTGGCGTGTTAGCAACTCAATCAAAAAACTAATCGCAATTGATGCATATAAAGCTTGGCTTCACTTGGATTCAGAGCGTTCATAGGAACGTCATCAACAAACGAAGGAGCCAAGTGATGGACACCCAAAAACTGGAGCAACTGCTCAACCAAATCGCCGCAGAACATCTGCACATCGACACGCTGGCAACACGCAACAGCGACCGCCTGGACTTTCATGAAGTCAGCGTCTGGGGCTTCAAAGAAGCCCTGCAAGCCGCATTCACGGCTGGCCAGCAATCCAAACAAACAACCCAACCAAACTGATACCGGAGGTCAACATGAAACTCACACCGAGCCAAACCTTGCTTCTCAACGCTGCAGCCAGCCATCCTCAGCATGTGCTGACCGACTTCCCGCCCAACCTCAAAGGTGGTGCGTTGATAAAGGTTCTGACCAGCCTTGGCAATGAAGGTCTGATCCGCCCACACAGTAAAGGCGCTGCAGGTTCAACCCGCTTTGCCATCACCACCGCAGGGTTGAAGGCCATTGGCATTGAGCCACCGGTCAAATCCAAACGCGAAGGTAGCAAGCAGTCGGTGCTCATCGATCTGATGAAGTGCCCAGAAGGTGGAACCCTTCCGCAAATGGTGGAGGCCACAGGATGGCAGGCGCACACGGTGCGCGGTTGTATGGCTGGAACTTTGAAAAAGAAGCTGGGCCTGACCATCGACTCCGTCAAAGAGAGCGGTGGTGAGCGGGTCTACAGGGTCTCACCCTCTAGCTCGCTCCCCACAGCATCAGCTAAAACAGACTGACCTTGCGGCGATAGATCTGCAAATGCAGAGCCATCCGCTTCACGGGTGGCTTTTTGTCCTGTGTATTCCTCCCAACGCTTGACGATAACGTCCACGTACTTGGGATCCATCTCCATTAGACGGGCTTGGCGATTCGTTTTCTCGCATGCAATGAGCGTTGTGCCAGATCCGCCAAACAAATCGATCACGATGTCGCGTGTCTTGGATGAGTTCTTGATGGCACGCTCGACCAACTCCACCGGCTTCATCGTCGGGTGTAAATCGTTCACACGGGGCTTGTTGTAATTCCAAATGTCTGACTGGTCGCGGTCACCGCACCAGAAGTGTTTTGCGCCATCTTTCCAACCATAAAGGATTGGCTCGTACTGGCGCTGGTAGTCGGCGCGTCCAAGCGTAAAAGTGTTCTTGGCCCAGATCACAAATGTGGACCACTTGCCGCCCGCATCAAGCCAGGCTTTTTGCAAGGTGTGCAACTCAGAGGAGCTCATGCACACATAGCAGGCTCCTTTGGTGACCACCAACAAGTTGACGCAGGCGTCGTAGAGGAACTTATAGAACCCATCTCCTAGCGCATCGTTCATGATGCGACGGTCCTTGCCTCGCATCTTGTCTTTGGCGCTGTTGCCGTAGTCCACGTTGTAGGGTGGATCGGTGAAAGCCATGTCGGCGAGCTGGCCATTCATCAGTCGCTCCACATCGGAGAGCACGGTGGAGTCACCACACAGCAAACGGTGCTGACCCAAGACCCACACATCACCTGTTTTGGAAACAGGTTCGGCTGGCAACTCGGGTACTGCATCGTCTTCGGTCAGGCCCGTGGTGTCGCCATCACCGTTGAGCAAACGCTCAAGCTCTTCATCACCAAAGCCCATCAACTCCAGATTGAAGTCAGCCTCATCGAGTTCGGCAATCTCAAGCTTGAGCAACTCTTCGTCCCAGCCAGCGTTTGCAGCGATGCGGTTGTCGGCCAGGATGTAGGCTTTCTTTTGAATTGCGGTGAGGTGGCCCAGCTCAATCACGGGCACTTCAGTCAGTGCAAGTTTGCGCGCTGCAGCCAAGCGTCCGTGTCCTGCGATCACGCCTTTGTCCCCATCTGTCAGGATCGGATTGGTAAAACCAAACTCGGAGATGGATGCGGCAATTTGTGCCACCTGGTCATCGCTGTGGGTGCGGGCGTTTCGCGCATACGGGATGAGCGAATCCACCGCGACCATTCGGATCTCGGGTGTCATAGGGAAGCTTTCGGGTTGGAGCGCAGCTTGCAGGTCAACCAGCGAGGGCTGCTTGCAAGCGCGGTAAATGCGGGGAAGTGAAGACCCAAACAAAACGCCCACAAGGCGCAAACCGTGTGGGCGTAATTTGAGTGATTAGCTGAATGCTACCGCTTCGATATATACCGCGTCAAGGGGTTTTCGTGCGATTTATTCATCGACTAAATACCCTGTACTTTTAACTCACGATTTACCCACCATGGCCTTGATGTCCTTCATCAAAAGGAACAGGTGAAACGGATCAGATGGGCTGGGTTCAAACTCCCAATTGAGATACCACTGCCTGGCAGTCTCGTCCTTTGCATGCACCAGCAGTGCACGAATTCCGGCAATGTCTGCCGCTTGTGCAGTGCGCAGCAGCGCGTCTTTGAGCAGTGCTTTGCCAAGCCCAGCGCCTTGGTGCTGAAGGTCCACCGCAAGCCGGGCCAGAATCATCACCGGCACGGGGTGCTGTGGAATACCTTTGGTTACACGAGGTGCCGCACTGGAAGGCTCAACGCTACCAACCGCCAAACTGTAGAAACCAACGACCGAGCCCGAATGGCAACTCACGTAGGTTTGCGCGCTATTAGATTTTTGGTTGACGAGCGCAAAGCGCTGCAAAAACTGATTCAGTGCGCTCCGGCCACAGTCGAAGGACTCAACGGTGTCCGAGCCGGCCAGTTTGCGAACTGGCTCGTAAGCATGCGAACTCAACCAAGCAGCCCCGGCTCAGACAAAAGCTTCTTGAGCTTGGGCTTGGCACTCACGGGCTGGTCAAGTGCAGCCTGAAACGCCAACCACTTGTCGTCGCTTAGCTCGAAACGGGTGCGGTCAGCCAAGGTCTGGTTAGCCGCGATGATGCCCGCGTCAAGCAGAAACTCGCTCACATTTTTGTGCGCCACGCGCGCCGCTTCCTGAAGCAATTGCTTCACAGGCGTGCTGGCTCGCACATCAATGCGCTCAGATTTGGAATGAATGACTGCGGTCATGGCGACCCCTTTTTTGAAAAGTTGACCCATCATAGCGTCCGGACAACGTCCTGACAAGCGTTTTTTAACGACTGTACCCGTAATGCACCGCCAACACACCCAATGCGCCAACCAAAATGCCCTTGGCCTCGTACTGGTTGAGTGTGCGTCCGTTCCAACCTTCCTGAGCAGACCACTCCTTCACGCTTTGACCCAAACCGGCCACGTGCCAGACAGCGCAACCACCGGGGCTACTGATACCACCCACTGCATCGAGCGCCTCACCCAACCGCTTTCTAGCCCAGGCACAGCGCTCTGTCATCGTGTCCTGCCAATGACCACCAGGTATGCGATCAAGCGGTGGTGAGCCCGCTGAACTTAGCTGAGCAAAAACAAATGTGCGAGAGAAGTCCTGACCCGCGTCGTGCATCTGCGCCGTGATCGCGCCATTGCGCATCAAAAGGCCGAGCGAGTCGACAGTCCGGAAATGCTCGGTGCGAAAGCTGGTGCCTTCCTCCGCCTCACTGATCCACTCACCAACCCGACCGCCGGGCAGACTCACCAAAGTGCCATGGGTCAATGGCTGTGCAACTTGCTTTTTAGCCATGGCGCACCTCCTTGCTCAAGGCGGGATCCGTACCCTGCGCCAGCGCCCAGTGCAAGAGCGCAAGAGCATCCGCCTCGTTGTCGTCGGTGACCGGGTGGCCCAGCGCTTTCATGGCCGCAATCACCTCGGCCTTGCCCGCGTTGCCCTTGCCAGTGGCATGGCGTTTGATGGTGCCCACAGGCACACCTTGGTACGGTATCTGGTGACGCTCACACCATGCGGTCAGCGTGGCCAGCAAGCCGCCGTAAACGTGCGCCGCATCTACGCCAAGGTGACAACGCACCTCTTCAAAGTAAACGGCTCCAATGGCCGCTGAATCGGTTGGTGCGTCACTCTCTGAGCCACTCAAGGCGAGCATGTCATCGAGCCAACGTCCAAAGCGCAGATAGCGCATGCCACCGCCTTCAAAGCGCTGGGACTTGAAGCTCACGAAGCCATGCGCCACAGGACCGTTTGCCGAGCGCAGCGCCCAGCCGGTGGTCGTGCCCAGGTCAAGAGCCAGGATGACGAGGCGTGGGGTTGGTTTGTTATTCATCAGGGATTTCCTCCAAGGGTTCGTACAAGTTTTCTTGTGCGACCTGGAGGAGCACTGGCACCAAAGCCGTGTCAGGGCGGGTGCGGCTCCCTCATGTCTGTCATTTCCGATTTGTTCAATCGGATGCGGTTATCAGGGCTTGCAAAAAGTCGTCAACAGATGACGGGGCTTATTTCAATACTTCATCTTTCAAAGGTGGAGTCCGGGTCTGGTGGGGTACTTATTTCAATACTTCTTCTTTCAATTTATATACCTATGTCTCTCTCTGACCACCTCCAGGGCAGGCGTTTCGCGCGCGCGAGGATTTTTGGATGCGTATAGGTACCCCTGTATTTATTTGTATATAGAGGCACCCCCTTTGAAAGAAGGTCGTAATTGAAAGAAGTCCTCATAGACCGTTCACTGATCAGTTGGGACATCATTTCCCGCCAGCTTGATCCACTGGCTGGGTCTGCCGCCCGTTGGCATGGCGAACACCTCAACCAGGTGGGCGTCCGTTAAGGTACGTAGCACGCCATCTCGCTGGCGGTGGTCCATGAACTGGGTGCGCCGCGTGAACTCGCTCTTTGACATACCAGCGGCATCGCCATCGCGCAGGATTTGCAAAGCGCGCTTGTGGTTGGACTCAACTTGGTTTTCTGAAACGCGCGCGCTTGCTTCTCGAATAGTCAGCTCGGCACAGTGGCGCGAGAGCGCAATTCCCCAGTGCGCATCGTGGTCCTCGATCTGGGGTGTCACCGCGTCGCGCGACACAGCGCGAATGAGAGCCAATTTGGTGGCGTTCTCTTCAATGCGCGCCAAGATCGATGAAAAACCGGTGCCTCGCGACAAGCGAAGCTTTGTCAACAACTCGTGGTCAAGCAAGCGAAACGCGTCACGCGCTTGCGCGGTCATCGGGACGACACGCGGATCCACCAGCACTTCATCAATCGCGCCCACATCCGTGAGGTTGCCGTTCAACTGACCACCTCCCTGGTGGATCAGCAGCAGTCGGTCGATGAGGTCTTGCGGGGGATCAATCGTGCCAAAGAGTTCGTTGCTATTGGGGAAATCGTCCTCGCTCTCCAGAATCAGAAAGCGCGCCAATGAACCGTCGGCCACATTAGACGCCTGTAGCGCCTGCCAAAAGTGCAAGGGTGTGGTGGTGCCGTAGATGCAAGCGCAGGGCTGGTGAATGGCACGGTGCGCGTTGTTGAGTTGGTTGCTTGCGTACTCAATGCCAAAGTAAGTCGTGCCTGATGTGGTGTACAGCTCGGTCATCAGGTCCAGGATTTCACACACGTAGCGCGGGGAGCGTTTACGATCAGCGGCTGCCGACAAAAACATACCGAACTCATCTAGCTGAAAAAGAATGGCGGGCTGACGCTGGATGGCCGTCAAAAGACCGGAACCCGATGCGATCTTGTTGCCGCCCAGGTATTGCAGCAACCCGGCCTTGCGGAATAGCTCGTTGATAACCACGCGGCTGTGGTTCTTGCCTGCGCCGCTCTCAGCGATACCTACGACATAAAGGTTCGAGCGCGTGTTGCTCTCGGTGCGGTACTTACGCCCCATCAGCGCGCCGATGGCACACAAACTCGCTCCGAGCGCCAGCACAGGCTGTGGACGCTTTGCCGTCGTTGCCATGAGCGCCATCATGTCGGCAATCACGCCGCCAACTTGGTCCCAACCGACCGGCATGGGCTTGGGCGGAGGCAGAGAGATTTCCTGCGGTTCAA